CGCTGTTGAAACAACAGCATTTGGACAAGACTCAAGAACTCGTGTTGGCGGTCTAAAGGATAACTCAGTTACCTTTGATTTCCACCAGGATTTCTCTGCTACTGAAGTTGAAGCAACAATTTATCCTCTTATTGGTACCCTAACTGCTGTAACAGTTAAGCCAACAGCAGGTGCAGTTGCTGCAGATAATCCAGAGTATCAATTCCAGGCTCTTGTAACAGAATGGACTCCATTGAATGGTGCAGTTGGTGAACTTGCTACAGCATCAGTTACATGGCCAGTCTCAGGCGATATTACAAAGGATGTAACTCCTTAATATGGCTAAAATAGTTCTAACTAATGCGTATGTATTATTTGAAGGTACTAATGACTTTAGCGACCATATCGCAAGCATAACACTTTCAACTGTACACGACATACTTGATGTTACTCCTGTTAAAGAAGGAACAATTTACAAGGAAGTCATTGCAGGAGTTGGAACTAACTCAGTATCTTTTGAATTCCAACAAGATTTTGCAAATAATTCTATTGAAGAGTTTTTTGGTGGAGAACCAGGAAATCCTTTAATGCCAAATCGTGTTGGAACAAAAGTTTCATGTGCAGTAAGGCCAATCAATGCGCCTATATCTGCATCAAATCCAGAATATACATTTGAAGCATTAATAACTGAATGGACTCCGCTAAATGCTGCGGTAGGTGCATTAAGTACTATAAATGTGAATTGGCCTATTTCTGGAGCAATAACTAAGGATATTACTCCTTAATAAACTAACTAACCTCAAAAGGGGGAATCACATGGATGGACTAAGTATCAAAGTAAAAACAGTTGATGGACAAAATGATGGAACATACACATTGCGTCCAAAGACACTTGTTGCGTTTGAAAATAAATTCAACAAGGGATTTGCTAAATTGCTAACTGAAGATCAAAAAATGGAGCATATCTATTTCTTGGCTTGGGCAGCAATGAAGGATGCTGGAAAAGTTGTAAAGCCTTTTGGTGAAGCATTTCTTGACACATTGAATAGTGTGGAATTAGAATCTGACCCAAATTCAGAATCCACAGAAACAGCCTAACATATACTGTAGCAATGGTTTCTGTGGAGACTGGGCTTTCTCCAGTAGACTTGCTTGAAGCGCCTGATGGCATACTTGAAGCGATAGTTATATATCTCAAGGAGCGAAGTAAGAATGCGAGTAGGCAATGAGTAAAAATGCTATAGTGTTAACTGGTATTAAGGAAACACGAAAAGCATTATCAGATTTTGACAAACAAGCAGTAAAAGAATTTGATAAAGTAATTAATTCTGAATTGCGTGGTGCCAAAAAAGATGCACAAGGATTTGTTAAGTCTGATCCACCTTTAAGTGGGTGGAATACTCAGCCTGCTCGTAATCCTCGCACTCGTGGTGGTGCTGGTTGGCCAGCATGGGATCAGTCAATTATTAAGGCTGGAATCTCAGTTACAAAAGCAGAAGGCAAAGTTAGATCAGATTATACGACTTCTGCAGGTGCACTAAAGAATAAATCTGCTGCAGGTGTTATTTATGAATTGGCTGGTAGAAAAAATAAAACTGGCAGATTTATAAGTAGCCTACAAAGAAAAGAAGGAAATGCCTCTCGTTTAGTTTGGAAGGCTGTAGATAAGAATAAAGAGAAAATTATTAATAATGTTAATAAGGCTCTCCAAGAGGCAAAAGATAAATTACAAAAGAATTTAAATATGAGAAGGAGTTCATAACATGGCTACAGGTGCAGTAATTGCCAGAATTATTTCTCAATATTCAGATAAAGGTACAAAGGCTGCTGAGAAAGACATTGCTAAACTTGGCAAAAAGATTGATGCCTGGAATAAAAGAATTGTTAGAGCCTATGCGGTAGGCGCAGCAGCAGCAGGTGCATTTGCATATAAAATTGGAAAAGAGTCAGTTCAAGCAGCAATAGATGATGCAAAGTCTGCTTCAATACTTGCTAATACTCTTAGAAATGTTACTGGTGCCACACAAGAAGGTATCGCTGCAGTAGAAGACTATATTACAAAACAACAGGCACTTGTTAATATTGCTGATACAGACTTAAGATCAAGTTTGGGAACACTTATCACTGCAACAGGCGATGTTACTCAGGCTCAGTATCTACAGACTCGTGCAATAGATGCAGCAATTGGCAGTGGAAAAGATTTAGAAGCAGTTACTATGGCTATGGCAAAAGCCAGCCAAGGAAACTTTACTGCTCTTGGAAAGATGTTTCCTCAAATTGATAAAGCAACCATTAAATCTGGTGACTTTGCTAAGATGCTTCAAATTCTTGAATCAGACTATAAAGGCGCTGCTGAGGCGGTAGCAAAACAGGATCCATTTACAGCATTAAAACTACAATTTGGTGAGGTAGCGGAGAAATTAGGCTATGTATTATTACCAGTAGTAAAAGAATATGCAACATATATCATTACTGATGTTATTCCAAATATTGAAAAGTGGATAACATTAAATGAGACTAAACTAAAAGATAGTTTTAAAGGTGTCTTAGACACAATAGCAGCAATTGTCAATAACCTTGTTATATTAACAGGATTCCTTGAAAAATATAAAGAAATAATTTTAATAATCGCAGCAATTCCTCTTGCAAGCATGTTTGGTGCACAAGCACAAATTCTTGCTGGCTTTATTAAAATAGTAATTAAGGCTCTTGGAGCACTTAAACTTGGAAAAATAATTTCTGGATTTAGAGGTGCTGCAACAGCAGTAGGCTTATTAGCAGGTGCTTTTAGTTCAGGTGGTTTTATTGGTGCTATTAGAGGTGCTATACAGTTATTTGGAATGTTAAATCCTGTAGTCAGAGGAACAGTATTATTTATTACTGCTGCGGCTACTGCATATGCAACATGGAAAAAATTAAGTGGTGGTGGTGCTGAAGAAATAAAGGTATCAGCAGCACAAGTAGCAAAATCACAACAAGAATCTATTCTTGCTGGATATGAACAAATTGCTATTGCTACAGAAAAGGCTAATAAAGATAAAGAAGCAGCCAAGCAAATTGCTGCAAACGCTGCAGCAGCAGCAAAAGCGGCAGCAGCAGCAAAGAAGAACGCTAAGATTGAAGCAGATTATAAGAAGATAAATGCTCGTATTGCTGCCTCTTATGGAGTTAAATTACTATCATCTGAAGAAGAAAAATTAGTTGCAATTAATGCTGCAGAAGCATTATTGAAGAGACAAAAAGATGTAAATGCAGCAGATGCTGAAAGACTAAAGAATTTAAAAGATGAAGTTTTGTTGCAAAAGGTTAGAAATGACCTTGCAGCAAGATATCAAGATATTCTTGTAGCATTGGCAGATAATAAGATTAGTGCTCAGGAAGTTCAGATTCTTGCTCTTAAATGGGGAACTACTACTGAAGCAGTAGATGCATATCTATATCAACTTAAAATAGTTGAAGATGGTCAAATTTCTGATGATGAAATTGTAAATCTTGCAATGAAGTGGGGCAGCACACAAGCCCAAGCAGCACAATATCTTGATTTCTTCCAGGCTCTAAATGATGGTGTCTTAAGCGATGCTGAAATTGAGAAATTAAAGACCAAGTGGAAATTAACTGAAGACCAAGTCAAGATGTATGCAGACTTTGTTGGAATTGTTAATGATGGTAAATTAACTGATGCTGAAATTATTAAGATTAAGGATAAGTGGAAATTAACCACAGATCAAGTAGTTGATTATATTCTTAAGATTGGTTCTCCTGTTTCTTACTCAGGTACCCTCATTGATCCAGCCAGAGCAGCAGAGTTGGCTTGGAAAGATGCTACAGCAGCCTTATTAGCCTACTTAGCCCTATTAGCAAAGGGAACTGGCGCTGTTGTAACTGGAAAGCCAGATACAGCAACAGCAGATGCTAACGCAGCCGCCGCAGCAGCAGCAGCCGCAGCAGCAGCCGCAGCCGCAGATGCAGACAAAATATTAAAGGAATCTGAAGATGCATTAGCAGCAGCGAATGCAGCAGCAAGTGCTTCAGCAGCAATGGACTATGCAAGAGCAAAGTTAATTGGAGACAGAGACTCCATGGCTGCAGCAGCAGCAAAGGTTAATCCAAGCACTTTAGCACAAGGAGAAAGCGGTGCAATTGGAGCAGCAAGTATTGCAGCACAATTAGCAGCAGCAGAAAAACAACTTGCGCTTCAAAATCACATAGCAACCTATGCTGCTTTCCAAGCAAAAGAAAGAGCAGATGCTGCAGCAGCACAGGCAGCATCATCAACAGCACAGGCAATGTCAGATGCATTTGATGCTTCAGAACGAGCAAGAATGAGAAATATGATGGGATTAACATCAGCATCAAGCACTGTAGCAACTGCTGGTTCAATATCTGGTGGCGGAAACCTAATGGCTGGCGGTAGTGTAAATGTTACTGTAAATGTATCAGGATCTGTAACATCAGAACAAGATTTAGTATCTGCAGTTAGAAATGGTCTATTGGCTACACAGTATAATGGTAATCAGATAAATCTACAGGCGGTCTAAAATGACGATAGCAACAGTAGGCGTAGAAATTGACTTCTCAAATGGACCATCATTTGGATATA